CTTGGCGAACAGTGGGCTCGAGCAAACAATGTTCCGATTATCGAGATGCCGGCAAACTGGAACAGAGATGGTAAGAAGGCAGGTCCTATCCGCAACAAGGAGATGGCTCTGGTTGCTGACGCCGCAGTAATTATCTGGGATGGAGAGTCGACCGGTACTCGTAACATGATCGACTGCATGATCAAGCTTAAGAAGCCGTATCATATCGGCATGACTTCATCGACATTGGAAAACTTTCTATGATAGTGCATTGGACGCCTTGGACTACCAAACATTTGACCAACATCGAGTATCCTGAAGTTACTCGACTGTCTAAGAGCGCGTTCAATCCACTGAAGAACATTACTGAGCTGGGAGAGAGCTATCACCGCTGTCCAGCCGTCCAAGACTATTTTAAAAATGTGTTTGAGCTTAGATCTCCTGTAGATTTTGAAATCATCAGAAATCCAGATGGCGGTGGCTTTTACACAAACTATTACGACCAAGATTTCTGGAATGACTTCGTACTAATCAGAAATGAAAACCTGATGTCCTTCCACATATTCTATTTCTTTGTTCCAGAATCTGATCTCTCTATAGAGATAACGTCACCATACTTTACCGATAATGATTTCGCGAATAAGACTATGATTGTGCCTGGTAGATTTAATGCATACAAGTGGATGCGACCAATACAATGCACGTTCGCTATTAAGTCTGATGTTGAACGAATTAAAATAAACCGAGGAGATCCGCTAATTTATCTTAGAATGATTACGGATGACAACATCAAGTTAAAAAGATTTGTTCGTTCTGAAGAATTAAATAGGATTATCTCAGATAATTTGATGATCAAGCTAAAAAACATTTCAGTAAAACCATACTCACCGATCAAGATGGTTGAATGGTATCACATGTTTGAGTCATCCAAGATAAGAAAAGCGATCATGCGTGAAGTTAAACGAAACACACTAGAGTAGGAAACCAAAGATGACGTCGCCAACAATGGACGATCTTGGTCTTGAATACGCAAAGAGACCTATCGTCGCAGTAAGAATACATAGAACTGATGGGCAATGGCTTGTCGAATACAAGAAGCTTCCGACATGGTACGCACCATGGACTTACTTCTGGTGGTACAATGACGGCAAGTATGTCAACTATAACGATGCCGCTCAACGAGCACAAACACTATCCAGCCAGGGCTACTACCTGGAAATTAAGTACAAGAGCGATCAGTACGTAGTGACACCACACGAGGATTGATATGTTTAGAAAGCGTGAAGATCCGCGTATTGCGGAACTACAGAATGAAATTAATAAGCTTACTCAGGATCTCGATAGGTATAAGAAGTGGGATACCGCCCGCAAATCTTCCGCTTCAGTGGACTTTAAGAGTCTAAATGCATTCTCAATCGAGAGAATGGTAAAGGATCATGGTCCTTGTACGATCATTGGGTACTATCCTAATCCGGACGAAAACACCAAGGAAAAAGTTAAAGAATGGTACATCTATTGTGATGACACCGTTCATGAAAATCTAGTAAAGCAATTCAATCAAGCAAAGGGTTTATAATGAGTAAAGTGAATCTAATCGGTATGACCAAGCCTTCCGCGTACACGGGCTGCGCTACGGCAAATGAATTAGTGGCCTGGGCCGCTCGAGTATCAAACCCATCCAATCAGAACAACACGACAACGGCGCCGCGTCTTGTTCAGTATCTCATTCGTAATCAACACTGGTCGCCGCTGGAGATGGTCCATGTCTCAATGGAAATCAAAACAACTAGAGATATTGCACGACAAATACTGCGCCACCGTTCGTTCGCGTTTCAGGAATACTCGCAGCGTTATGCGGATCCGACTCAAGACCTCGGATTTGAACTTCGAGAAGCTCGGCTTCAAGATCGAAAGAATCGTCAGAACTCCATCGAAAACGACGATCGAGCTCTCCAGGAAGAGTGGAACATGCGACAAACAGCAGTTATTCAAGCTGCTAGAGAAGCACACCAGTGGGCTACGTCGCAGGGAATTGCGAAAGAACAGGCTCGTAGCGTTCTCCCTGAGGGAAATACCGAATCAGTAATGATCATGAGTGGATCACTTCGTAGCTGGGTTCATTACTGCCAGCTTCGTATGGATATGGCCACTCAAAAGGAACATCGTATCGTGGCTGAGCAGGCATGGGAAATTATTTGCCAGCACTTCCCTGATGTTAAGGCAGCACTTGAAACTGATTGACATTTTTGATGATACCATATAAGATCTAATTTTAGCGTGGAGATATATAATGAACCTGGGTGCTGATCTTTACCACAAACTGTACAAGTCGAACTTTTATTCCAAGCCCATGGAAACTCAAAGACTATTCGAACAAGCGGCAAAAGAATTTCTAGAAGAACATAAGGATAAGGAAAAGAATGATCAACGTAGTTAAAAGAGACGGTAGTAAAGAACCTCTAAATATTGATAAGATCCACAAGGTAATTGAATGGGCGTGTGAGGGTCTTAACGGAGTCTCTGTTTCTGAAGTTGAACTTGCTTCTCATATCCAGTTCTATAACAATATCAAGTCTACCGATATTCACGAGACGATGATCAAGGCCGCTGCCGAACTCATCACTGAAGATACACCGAACTATCAGTATGTTGCTGGCCGCCTTATCAACTACCAGCTTCGTAAGGAAGTATATGGTAAGTATGAACCAAAGTGTCTTGAGCAACATTATCGAGAAGTAACAGCAGCGGGTTACTACGATCAAGAATTAAAGCACGCTTACTCAATAGACGAGTGGATGGAACTTGACAAGTACATCGATCATGATCGCGATAATCAACTCGCCTATGCTGCCATGGAACAGTTCCGTGGCAAATATCTTGTAAAGAACAGAGTAAATGGTAAGATCTATGAGACGCCTCAGATGGCGTTCATGCTTATTGCCATGACTCTCTTCTCCAAGTATCCTAAGGAAACCAGAATTAAATGGGTAAAGGACCTTTACGATGGACTATCCAATTTTGATATTAGCCTTCCTACTCCTATCATGGCAGGAGTTAGGACCCCACAGCGTCAGTTCAGTTCTTGCGTACTTATCGAGTCAGATGACAGTCTTGACTCAATCAGCGCAACTTCAGCAGCAATCGTAAGATATGTCTCGAACAAGGCTGGAATCGGAATTAACGGCGGCCGCATCCGTGCTCTTGGCTCTCCTATTCGCAATGGTGATGCTGTTCATACTGGTGTTATTCCTTTTTGGAAGCATTTTCAAACGGCTGTTAAGTCGTGCTCTCAAGGCGGCGTGCGCGGCGGTGCTGCAACCATGCACTACCCCTTCTGGCACTTGGAGGTAGGAGACCTTCTTGTACTAAAGAATAACAAAGGAACTGAAGACAACCGCATCCGTCATTTGGATTACTCGGTTCAGTTTAATAAGGTGATGTATGAAAGACTTTTGGCTGGGGGTAACATATCGCTCTTCTCGCCTCATGATTGCCCGGATCTCTACGACGCGTTCTTTCGAGATGTTGATGCGTTCCGTACACTCTACGAGAAATATGAACGATCAACTAAGATCAGAAAGAAAACCGTCCCAGCCATCGATCTATTTAGCTCATTCATCCAAGAGCGAAAGGATACCGGACGAATCTACCTGATGAATGTTGACCACTGCAACGACCATGGTTCTTTTGATAAGAACAAGGCGTTGATTAAGATGAGCAACCTCTGCCAGGAGATTACTCTACCAACAACTCCATTAGAGGATATTAACGATGAACGAGGCGAAATTAGCCTTTGCACGCTTGCTGCGATCAACTGGGGCAAGATTAGAAAGCCAGCTGACTTCGAAAAGCCGTGCACGCTGGCAGTCCGCGCTCTTGATGCCTTATTGGATTATCAGGACTATCCTGTTAGAGCCGCTGCTATTGGCACTAACAATCGTAGGCCTCTTGGTGTTGGTATCATTAATTTTGCTTATTGGTTGGCTCGTAATGGTTCCACTTATTCTGATCCGAACCTTGATCTGGTGCATGAGTATGCAGAAGCATGGAGCTACTATCTTATTAAGGCATCTGTCGATCTTGCCGAAGAAGTAGGTGCATGTCCCAAGGCCGATGAAACCAAGTATGGTAGTGGCATCATGCCGATCGATACCTACAAGCAGGAAGTCGATGAGTTGGTCACTCCAAACTACAAGATGGACTGGAGCGCTCTTTCGGTTAAGGCCAATCAGGTCGGCATTCGTAACTCGACCCTGATGGCTCTTATGCCGGCTGAGACTTCGGCTCAGATCAGCAACTCGACAAATGGTATTGAACCACCACGTAGTCTAGTTTCGATCAAGCAGTCGAAGGATGGGGTACTTAAGCAGGTCGTACCAGAAATCCATCGACTGAAGAACAAGTACGAACTGCTCTGGGATCAAAAGTCTCCTGAAGGCTACCTAAAGATCATGGCGGTACTTCAGAAGTTCATCGACCAGTCGATATCGACCAACACCTCGTACAATCCAAAGTTCTACGAGGATGAAAAGATCCCAATGTCCGAGATGCTTAAGCACGTATTGATGTGCTATAAATATGGCATCAAGACTCTCTACTACTTCAACACAAATGACGGTGCCGGTGAAATCGAGGTGAAGGACCTTGCACCTGGTGCTGTAGACGAAGAGGACTGCGAAAGTTGCAAGATCTAGAGGAAAAGCGCGGCAAACGCCGTAGACTGACCACAAACGCAATCAACAGACAGAAGCGTATCGCCAAACGAGCATGGAACGCGGAACACCTACTAAAGCAACCACATAGATTTGCCAAGCATCATGCATTAGACTGCGGTCGACCTGGTTGTATGGTCTGTGGCAATCCTCGAAAGCTTTGGAAACAGAGAACTTTTCAAGAGAAGAAAATGATGCAGGAAAGGATTGATTATGACTATGAGTCGGATTCGAATATGGAATGATAAGTGGGATCAGAACGGTAAGATATATACAGTTCTAAGCTACTACAAACCGGCGGATTCGACTGGAGTTCATCTTGAACTGCAACGAGAAGACGGTACCATCGAAAAACAAGTACACCCTATACACGACATAGAATGGATCGAAGATTAATGAGCGTTTTTAATACCACCAAGAATAAGAGTCATCTCGACAGACTATGCTTCTTTGATGAGCCCGTCGATATCGCTCGCTATGACAAGGTGAGGTATCCGGCATTCGACAAGCTTACCGAAAAGCAAATGAGCTTCTTCTGGAAACCAGAAGAGGTTGATCTGTCTCGTGATGGTAAGGACTTCAAGGGACTAACCGATCATGAAAAGCATATTTTTACGAGCAACCTCAAGCGTCAGATTCTTCTTGATTCGGTACAGGGCCGTGCTCCATCTCTGGCTTTTCTCCCAATTACTTCGCTTCCTGAATTGGAAACCTGGATCGCGACTTGGACGTTTTTCGAGACGATTCATTCCCGTTCCTACACTCATATCATTCGTAACGTCTATTCTGATCCTTCCAGAGTCTTTGATGAAATGCTGGAGATCCAGGAAATCGTAGACTGCGCCGGAGACATCAGTAAGTACTACGACAGACTGATCCATATGAATGCCCAGCGTCATCTGTTCTCATTTGACAAGAAAGATCGACTGCGTCATAAGGAAGCATTGTGGATGTGCCTCAATGCAGTGAATGCTCTAGAAGGAGTTAGATTTTATGTCTCGTTTGCCTGCTCATGGAACTTTGCGGAGCTTAAAAAGATGGAAGGCAACGCGAAGATCATCAAATTCATCGCGCGTGATGAGAACGTTCATCTTGCCAGCACTCAGCAACTCCTCAAGATTCTTCCAAAGGAAGATCCAGACTTTGCAGAAATTGCAGAAAAAACAAGATCCGAATGCGCTGTACTTTTTCAAGACGTCGTCCTACAGGAAAAAGCTTGGGCGGAGTATCTCTTCAAAGACGGGTCGATGATCGGTCTAAACGAGAAGCTTCTATGCGACTATGTTGAATGGATCGCTCATAAGAGAATGACCGCGGTTGGTCTTCCTTCGCCGTATAGTGGTGGATCCAATCCACTTCCATGGACACAAAAGTGGATCGCTGGATCTGACGTTCAGGTCGCGCCACAGGAAACAGAAATTACTTCATACATTGTCGGCGCGGTCAAGCAGGACCTGACCGTCGATACTTTCAAAGACTTTTCGCTATGACGTGCCGTACTCAAGTTCTTCTAAGCCTCCAGGAACGTGAAGTTGCCTGTTGGGGTATGGCCAAAGTGTTTTTAGAAAATAAAGACGCGCATGGAATTCATGACATGGGCGTTGAGATTCAGGCACTTCAACGGGCCATACAAGAAATAAAAAGATTAGGAGAACCTAACGAATGAAATGGATCACGTGTAACGAATGTGAGGAAGAATTTAGAGTAATTACTGAAAGCCTCGATCCAGTAGCATTCTGTCCATTATGCGGGTCAGAACTCTACGAAGATGAAGAAGAAGACGAAGAATACGAAGATGAATAAATAAATCTTTCAGAAGAACAACGAAAGATTTATTATGAGTTGGTTATACGAAGGTAAAGAATTTGAGTACTCTGATGAATGGTATGGTTTCATTTACCTCATTGAGAACTTAACCAACGGTAAGAAGTACATAGGGCGCAAGTACCTGACTAAGGCTGCGACCAAAACTGTCAAAGGCAAAAAGAAGAAGATCCGTGTAGAGTCCGACTGGGATTCCTATTACGGATCTTCTCCTGCCTTAAAGGCAGACGTGGAACTTCTTGGACGAGACAAGTTTAAACGAACTATTTTGAGACTATGTAAATCGCGTGGTGAATGTAATTATTATGAAGCCAAGATGATTTTCGAGGTCGATGCGGTCCTGGATGGAAACTACTACAACAATTGGGTTTCATGCAAGGTACAAGCCAGTCACGTAAAATCTCTACAATTCAACAACCAGCAGGAGACTTTATGCGGTGACTAAGGTACTAGAACATAAGCATTTGATCGTACGAGCAGAACTAATGAACCCACCTCAATGTGATGTTGAGATTCAGGACTGGATGAAAAAGCTCGTTGATACGATCGGTATGAAGATCCTCATGGGTCCGTACGCAATCTATTCCGACATGGTCGGTAATCGTGGTCTGACTGCCGTGACCATTATCGAAACTAGTCATATTGCAATGCATGTCTGGGATGAAGTTGATCCTGCATTGATGCAACTTGATGTCTACACATGTTCTACATTAAACATTCAAGATGTTTTCGAGGCCTTGAACGACTTTTCTCCAGTGGATGTGCAATATAAGTATATTGATCGTGAACATGGGTTGACATTACTGGACAAAGGTGTTATAAGTGAGATACTTCCTCTTTAAACACAAGAGCGAAATCTGGCTTGTAAAAAATCCAGAGCAAGTTCCTAAACCCAGAGAACTTTTACTTCAAAACTCTAATATCGAATTTATTAGAGAAAAAGTAAAAAGTTTAGGAAAGGGGTTGACATTTAGGGATAAAGTTAGTAGAAAGAAATCACCGACACTGACAAAAGAGCATAAACGAAAAATTGCTCTAGCGTTAAGCGGTAGTAACAACCCCAATTGGGGTGGTTTGAAAGAAGAAACAAAAGCCAAAATTCGTCGCAAAATGCGAGGAACAAGGCGAAACGAAAACAACCCTATGTATGGCAGACGCCAATCGTGGGAAACTCGCAATCTGATAGCGATGAGAGCGAGACAACGTAGAAGAGCGTGGTGCGTAGAGCCGTCTGGTAAAACGCATCTGGTTGATCCAGTCACGTTCATTCTACCTTCTGGTTGGATGTGGGGAAGATTTTACGATCCATATAAACCAGATAATTTTTAAAAAACTCTTGATAAATGTCAAAAACTGTTATATATAGTATTCTGTTCTTTGACATTGTTAGAAGTTTTTATCGGAAGCGTGGGCGAGTGGTTTATGCCTACAGTCTTGAAAACTGTCGT